CTTTTTTCTTCTGGATTAACTCCCTGCGCTGAAGCTCTTGCGCGTTCAGCTTCTTGTGCTGATGCTTGGACTACTGCGGCCTGTTCTGGAGACAAAGATTGCATAAGCCCCCGTGTAAGACCTGTTTGTCCGGTCATCTGACCGAGTTCTTCAGCCCTAACTTGACCAAGCGTTTGCCCCGCTTGTTGAGCCGTTGAAAGAGAAAGCGCATTAAATCCTGGTTGGCCGTTCACGCCGCCAAGAAACTGTCCGGTTTGACCGAACATCTGCGACATGAACTCTGGGCCGAACCTTTCGCTAAGAGCGAGAAAGTTAGGAATGTTTTTGTTGTAGTATCCCAACAGTCCCTCCGCTTGCCTGCCGACAAGATTGTTCCCGTTTGTATTCTGGAAAATATCAACCGGAGCCGGAACTTTTTTGCCTTTACCCGCCTGTTTTGCTCCGTACATCGAAGCCCCCGCGCTAACAACCGCTGTTCCTACTGCTACCCAAGCCATTAGTCTAGCCCACCTCCAAGGTCGTTAATTGTGTTTTCCGTATAAGTTTTCATCATCTTGATTCTTTCCTGTTCGTATCTATCCTTTTTCCATGAACTCGCCCTTGGATCATCCTTGTGAAAAAGCGGATTCTCATTCGGATATGTCAGGTATTCAACCATCTCGTCAGGGTCGCTGATGTTTTCCGGATTGGCGTGAAACGTAATCCATGTCGTATCTTCGTGGATGTAAAGCACCCTTTTGGTTCCTGCCTCGGTAATCCCCACAAAAGGAGCTTCGTATTCAACCACCCCATCCTGATCCATTACGCGCAGTTTGCCGGAGGCGATCACAAAAGGATGCTTCGTCTTGTGCTTCATGCTTGTGAGCAATGACCCCGCTGGCATGAATATCCTGCGGAGATACATACCTGGAAGGAAAAGATGCTCGGTTGGGAAGAACCCGTCTGGCATCTGCGAAAGTTGGTATTCAAGACGCTCAACCTCAGACGCAGCGGCAAGTTCCTCCACAGATGGCACCTTGGGTGCAATCATGTCGTCTTTCTTCTCTGGCATTTCAAGTTCAGCGTTCATAAAGGGTAAGCGCGGTTGCTAGGTGGGGATTCATTAAATCTTAATGCAGTAAAACATAGCAATGTTCCGAGGGCGGGTTTCAGTTCCTCCCGTAGCTCCAGTGTTAACAGAAGTATTTGTAATGCTATTTGGGTCTCCCCCTGCCGAACTTCCTCCGGTTGTTGATTTAAAAGTATATGTATGCGTATGGCTTTTAAGCTCATCTGCTTGTTTTGCAGCAAATGTTCCAGATGCCGTTCCGTCACTATTTGTTCCTGTTCCGCGAACAAAATATCCCCGCAAGTCAGGAACATTAAAAGTTGTTGATCCATCGCCAACTCCATAAGTTGTGGCTATTGCTGCAAACAAGGTTGCATAAGTAGAGCGAGATACAGCAGTGCCATCAGCAGCCAACCATCCTGTCGGCGCACCATTCATAGCAAATGGCATGATTGCACCAGCGGGGATAAGCATATTAGATGCTTTGGCTTGGGTTACTGCACCATCTGCGATTGCATTAGTTGTAACAGCATTGACCCCCATCTCATTTGACGTAATACCGCTTGTTGCTACCTTCATCTTGCCAGCAACCAGCGCAAGTGTGCTTCCAGAAAGCGCATCACTTGTAAATAGCGTTTGATCGATGATGTTATTCATCGCCGTGCTAGTAATCACATCGTTAGTTGCGAATGTATTGGTTGTTTCTACGACTCCGGCCATATTACGTTTGGGAAATGATTTGTCTGTTTGTCACAGAACCAGTGACCTTAATAGAGGTGATCTTAGGGGAACCGATTGTCCGTGTCAAGGTTAGGCTTCCTACATAACCCCGAATCCCACCAAGGCGGAACCGGATATTACCTGTTTCATCTTCGGGTGCAGCCCCAGTTCCAAGAACAGTCCCACCAAGAAAGGTGGTTGTTGTCCCAATACTTTGATTGTTGTCTGGATCTTCAGCCGCAAAGGAGATAGCATACTCGCCAAGCCCACCATTAACGCATTGCATGGTAAGTTGCCCATCGGTAAACCTCTTACGATCAAGATTACCCAAGGCGTAACCTCTAGTGGTCAAAGAAGAGTTGATTGAAAAGGTAGTTGCAGCCCCAGCCGACAATAAGTTATCAAGGGAACTCTCCGCAGCTTCCAATTCATGCAATCCACCCAAAGAAGTTACCGCATAAATGCTATCTCGTTCCGCCGCGCTGCCAATAATCAGGTTTTTGATGATAAAATCACCTGCGCCAAAGGTGTCGATTGACTCCCAAGCCTTATTAAAGAAGTTAAAAATCAAAATTGTGTTGTTTCCAGCAGCATCATTAGCTCCAGCAATAGAATCCAACGCTACGGCAAGGTAATATCGGTTATTAAACAGCACAGCAACTGCTTCAGCAGCTAGGTTCTTGTTAATCCGGTCAATATACGGCTGGATATTCTTGGAGATAGGCTCATCCGCACCCCGAAGGTTGTAATCATTCAGGAACTCAACGGCATAAACCCCATCATCGGACAAGAAGAACATAGCATTCCCCTTCATCACAACGCTTTTCTTAGCCAAGCACCCAACCTCAGTGGTCAACTGCGTAACCTTAGTATCAGTAAGGCTACCACCCGTGCCATTTATGATATGTAGGCTGTTACGATTCAGAACAACCAAGTTATCATCGTAGAATCCCTGCATTGCCACAAGGTAATCGGTCGTCCCACCCGTAATGCGGAACTGGTTGGCTATCTGGTCAAACGTATGGCTGTCCAAAATATCCGAAACGGCTATCTCATCAGTGATCTTTCTATTCGTGTAGGTTGGCGAGCTAAACGTGCCAGCCGGAGTGTAGTAAAATGGAACCCACAACCTGCGCTGAAAGTAAACTCCCCAAGGTGGGGCTGGCTGATGGATGAAACCACCACCTACGCTGAACCTGCCACCAATTTCAATTTGTTGTGCGCCAGGGATACTTGCTAAATTAGCTACTGGAGCAATAAAAGAAATATTTGTAGATGAGGCACTTAATACCTCAAATGTTTGTCCAGAAATAGAACTAAATGTCGGGATGTTTGTTTCATACACGACAATCGTGTCACCTTTCACAATAGTCGTATTGCCGCTAACTGTAAGGCTTACAACTCCGCTTGTTACTGTTCCAGTGGTGGACACAAACACCTGTGGCTGGGTGAAAGCTCCCCCAGGAACAAGTGTAAAGTCTGCCTTCAACACTGCATCCGTAACTACAAAAGTCTCTGTCTGAGAAGTCGTAAAGGTGTAAGTAAAAACGTCCTTATCGGTAACAGTCACAACCGCAAATGTTCCGTTAGCTGGAACTCCTCCAGTCAGTCCGCTAACCACAATAGAATCCCCCACGGTCAACCCATGATCCTTGATCCGCATTGTCACAGTAAACGCACTAGAACTAGCACTTTCAATCTGCCGACCGTTGGGGAACCACTCAAACGCTTGAGAACCATCGCGGAATAGATACACACGGTCAAACGCCTGTATCATGTCGGTATCTCCAGCCAAGGACTTACCAGTAGGATACTCAATATCCTGCGTGGTGTAGCCATCTAAATCAACCAGAATAGCCTTGGAGTCCAATGCCAATACAACACTCTCAGCGTTACCAGAATTAGGATCGCTAAACAAGCAAGAAGCCCTCACGTTCACGTTAGCAGCATCGTTAATTGGAGTTGTGGACAACGTGCCTGTCTGGTCACTAATCGAAGTCAGCCCCACCACAGGATACGTCAAAGTGCTTGCTCCCAACACAGTCAAAGTAAAATCACCATCCATCACAGCATTCCCCACCAGCCCAGTAATCCGAGCCAATCCACTTCCCGTCAACCCATGCGCCACCGAAGTAGTTATCGTAACAACCCCAGCAGTAACACTAGCCGCAGTAATACTCTTAGCTACATCAATCAAAAAGAACGGCAATTGCAACGGACTCCCACCACTAGTCAATGATCCCGTCCGAGCAATAACCCCACGACGAGGCTTCCAATACCCATCCATCCTCCCATTGAAGCTCTCCCTTACCTCTCCCACCTCCAACTGGTTCAACTGCAACCGCTGGTTCACACCCACAAACCCCCCATCCCCATCAGAGGCTTGGGCATCATCCATCGCACTACCACTCTGTGCAAACTGACTCATCAGATGTCGTATGCAATAACAACTCCGCTAGTCACCGTTAATGCCGTAATCCTACCACCAATCCCCACTCCCGCAGGAATAGTAATCGTCTGCAATCCCGTAGCATTCGTAATATTCGGAGCTGTAAATACACTCAACACCGTGTCAGTAACAACCTGCACCCAACGGAATGTCCCCGTCACCGCACCACTAGCCGAAGTAATAACTCGACCGCCGCCTTGACCCTGTAAATCATAACTAACCGGACTGCTCATGCACAACTCTTACCAGATTCACACACCTTGTCAAGCACGTTCGCCATTTGCTCATTTTTTAGGTGGGTAGTTAATCCAATAGATGTAACAGCCACCGGCTACCGGCTACCGGCTACCAGGCGATTCAAACAAGCGTATGATTCAAACGTACGCTTTAAACGCAAGTGATGTGCAATTGCAAGTTTGTTGCAATAGGGGGGGGGAGGGTCGAGTGGCGGTGGTGGCTGTTACATCTATTGGATTAACTACCCACCTAAAAAATGAGC